CGATATATGCAGGGATACAAGCATCATCTGGGTCTAGAGCAGTAGTCCAATCTCCATAGATAACGGGAACCAGCTTACCTGCTACACTGTCGTCAATAAATGGAAAGTCGTCTTTCGTGAAAGCCTGAGTTGGAAAGTTTATTGATAAATCATCGTAAAGGTCACGAGCTATGAACGTGATAGAGAAACTATTCCTCGATATGCCTCCTATGTCCGTTATTTTTCCGTTGAAGATCCGAGAATAGGTACTTGATTGCTCAGCAAGACCTAGTTTAACCTCGACACTCTTACCAATAAAAGCATCGTAATCAGCGCCGCCGCTCATGTACTTGCTAAATCTTCCATCGGCATTTGATAGCACAATTTCCAAGTTTGAAAATTGGATAGTAGGCGCAAGCCATTCGCCTACCGTCCTATTGATGACTGGGAAAGTGACTAGAGCTTCATAAAAAGTATTCCCTACATATTTGTTACGATCCGAGGCATGGATGAAAACGCCAGGGTCTGGGGTTTCAATATCAACTATGAGCTCTAGTTTAGATTCCAAATTGTCATGACACCAATCCAGTAATGCTTGATCCAAGACAGTCGCTGTTAAATATTTTCTTCTGTCTATCCCCGACATATCGTCAATACCTCATAGGCTTTCATCGACAGTAATGTCGATATCAATATAGTCTAGCGTAGCTCCTAAAACTCTATGGTTTTCTGCTGGTATTTCAGGCATCTTGCCGAACACTGCAAAACGGCTTGTCAACCTTGGATCTAGTATCCAAAGAGCTTTCAGAGTTGTTCTTATGTAGTCTATAACCTCATTCAAGTTTTGATAATTTTCAAGGGTATAATCTAATGATTTAAAGCTAAAGCTCAGAGCCTTCTTCAGTGCTCTATCATTCGATACGTTAGTGAATCCCTCAGTTTTTACTTTGTCAGAAAAATGTATTTTCCGCTTCTGTACTTGGTCAACAATACATTCGCCATTGAAGATGATAGACGATCCAAAAACGATAGTACCAATCTGAATTGCGCTAGTGTTAGTTGGGTCATTGATAACGAAACGCCAGTACCTATAACTGGTCAGTGGTAAGTAAGGCTCGATCCAGAACATATCTGTGAGCTCTGTGATTAAATTCTGGGCATATGGAGTTGTTGCAAAAATTGAACTATTTGAAGCTTGAAGCTGCACAGTTGCTGAAGTCGTCAAGTTGTGGTTCAAAATGGCAAGGGTATCAAGGAAAATTCCTTGTGCTATTTCTGTGTCACATTGGATAGTTGCGCTTGTCGAAGTAGCACGCCATACTTGCTCAACTATGTCTGTGTTGACATTGTTCAGAGCAAAATCACCGGCTGCGGTACTACCGACTACAATCGTCCAATTAACGCCACTAGTGCCCCTACTTGGGAATCTGTGTAAGATCCGAATCAACTTTGTGTTGTAAAGAGCTCTCAGAATCTGGGTCCGCATGACCACGGCCTGAATGCGCGTAACTTGAGTTCTTAACGCAACACAAAGACGATTTCCCAGGTAAACGTCATTTAAGTAGGGGTCTTCAAGGTATCCGTAGCAGTTTGAGTGACTCAAACTAGTCCGAATAACTTCCATTGGCAAAGACTTAGAACCCGATGCAATTCGCTTATGTATCTGAGTCCTTGCCAATTCCTGATCTGTTATTCGCTTAGATATCTGGGTCTTTGCAGTAGAATTTCCGCTGTCTATACGTCGATTGATCTGAGTCTTGAGGCTATTCAGTCCTGAATCAATTCGCTTACTAATCTGACTCTGCAAACTATCAGAACCCGAGTCAATCCTGCGCTGAGCCTGAGTCAAAACTATCTCGGTGTCAGTTATACGTCGATTGATCTGAGTCTTGAGGCTATTCAGTCCTGAATCAATTCGCTTACTAATCTGACTCTGCAAACTATCAGAACCCGAGTCAATCCTGCGCTGAGCCTGAGTCAAAACTATCTCGGTGTCAGTTATACGTCGATTGATCTGAGTATTCGCAGGCTGCACAGAGGCGCTAATCAGTCGATTGACTTGAGTCAATACCGTACCAATACCCGAGTCTATCCTTCGATTGGCTTGAGTCCTGACACTGTTAGACGCGAATATTTGAGCCTGCGCTTGAAACGGTAAGCTGTCAGTCTGTAAGAATGTGAGGTAGGCATCATTAAGGTAGGGTCCTTCGAGATACCCAAGTTCAGTTACAATCATGGTCGAATCCCTCTGGCATTAATGACAAATTCCCCGTCAAGGCTAGCTCTTTTCAGGTTTTCTCGCATCTTAGGAATTAGATTGTTTTTGATATAGCTTTCGTCCATCGTGGTCTTAGCATCGACTTGAATGTTAAATTCTATGTTGTAAGTATTACCTCCGCTTGTTTGTGGTCTATTTCCAGCATTCATCTGCTGAAGCATTCCAATGCCATTTGCCTCAACACCCTTCCTACTTACTACAAACTCACCAGGGCTTAGCATGGCTGGAATCGTGTCAGTACCGACAGGAGTCCCGAAACTTTCTAGCAAACCACCTTTTGCAAGTCGTGCTATTGTTCCAGGTATTAAATCAATTTCATCCCATAGCTTACCAGACCAGCTTCCTAGTTTTCCTGCTGAAATATTCCAAGATAGACCAGGGAATTTTAGACCATTAAGCACATCTATAAACACATTGAAAGGCTTCTTGATTGCAGACGAAACCGCATTACCTAAAGCCTTACCGGCGTCCGTCATATTAGTATTAAGGGTACTAAAATCGAATTCTGGCAGTGTAATTGTGGGAACAGTAATAGCTGGAATTTTTATTTCAGGCCATGAGAATGTAGGCATTTTAAATTCAGGCCATGAGAGCGTTGGTATTTTGATCTCAGGCCAGGAGAATGTAGGGAACTTGAAGTTAGAGAATAACTCAGATATAGGCTTGAAGGCATCGCTTATAATGTTTTTGAATCCATCCCATAATTTATTAAATCCTTCTTTGAGTTCAGACCAGACAGTAGCAAAACCCTCCACTATATTTTTGAAGATCGCTTTAACACCTTCCCACATATCAGCGAAGGCTTTTATTACGGTATCCATAGTATCTTTGATTGCTTTTGCCACCGACGTAAAGACATTGCCCAGGGATTCCACTATAGTTGCAAAGGCTTCCTTTGCAACTTCCCAAATCTGGCCGAATGCTTCTATTACATATGCAAATATCTGTTTAACACCCTCCCACATATCCGAGAAAGCCTTGACGATTGTATCGAAACTATCCTTTATTGCTTTTATCGCTGCAACAAATACGTCTCCTATAGCTTTTACTATACTTGCGAATGCTTCCTTAGCTAGCTCCCATAGCTCCGAGAATGCTTGAACTATATAAGCAAATATCTGTTTGACGCCTTCCCACATATCTGAAAATGCTTTTATCACCGCTACAAAAACGTCTTCGATCGCTTTTAATATACTTGCGAAGGCTTGCTTCGCAATTTCCCAAACACCTTTAAATGCCTCAATTATAGCGCCAAACATGTCCTTAACGAATTCCCATACATCTGAGAATGCTTTTATAACTGCTGTGAAAACATCGAGTATTGCTTTTGCAATTGTGTGGAATAGATTCTCAATTTCACCAACTATGGCCATAACAAGACCTAATATTTCTTTCCATATTGATGTAAATATTTTCTCAACTTCGTCTGACCAGTGGGTAAGCATTGCGCCGGTCTGCTGCCATGCGTTGAGCTGCCTCTTGGTTCCAAGGTCGAATGCCTCTATAACCCCGTCTGTCATTTCTTTAGTTGGTGTTTTGAGCTGCTCAGCAAGGTCTTTGACCTCGAACATTTTGCTTGCATCGCCTGCTATACGAGCTACTTGCTTGAATGCTTTTTGATCTACCTTGATATCGGGTATCTTGATCTTCTTGCCAGAAAATAGGTTTCCTATGCCTTTTATAAGACCTTTATATAGACTCTGTATTGCCTTAAAATATGCCTTTACAAGAAGCGACAGAATTTTTGGAATCATAGAAACTAACTTAATGAAAAGTTCTGGAAACGCTTCGGCCAATCTTTCTATCAACACGGGCAAGGCAGAGAGTAAACCCTCTATCAGTGCCGGAATCGCATTTACAATCTGGATAAGAATTCCTGGCAGGGCTTCCGCAATCTTGGTGATCATTTGCGGGAAAGTCTTCGCAACTTCGAGCATCATCCCTGGAAGTTTTTCCAGCACTCCCATGAGCATTTTTGGCATTTCATTAAGTATCTTCAGATACTTGTCGGCGTTCATTACGATATCGACAATCTGACCGATCCAACCGCCCGCTTTTGCAATGCCAGATACAAGCGCCTTGCCTGCATCCATGGCTACATTTGCACCCGCTACAATTACCTCACCAGCCTTTGCAGCTACCTTTCCAACATCACCGCCACCCATAGAGCCAACATCGGTAACAACACCGCTAACCGCTTTGCCTACCGATGAAGCTGCGTCGGTGACTTCCTTTCTAATCTTCACAACAATAGGGTTTTCGCTAATCTTCTTGAATTCTTTAGCGATGAAATCGGTGAATTCTTTGACTGTGCTTATAGAAAGTGCAGCTTGAATTGACTTGGTCAGGTCATCCCAGTAGTCCAGGAAGGTCTTATCCTTGAGCTCGGCTTGAACCTTGGCGTTCTTTTCTATAAGGGCTTTCTGTTCGTACAGAGCTTTTACAACAGAACTTTCTGCTCCATACCTTTGAATAGCAGCAATCTTGATTTGCTCGTCAATGGCCAAAGAGTCTATCTTGGCATCGTTATAAGTCTTCTGTATGTCAGTTAGATTGGCATCAGTTATTTGCTTGTTTAGATCTGTGTTCTTATCAAGAACCTTTTTAAGAATCTCGTATTCGTCTTGTAGTACCTTGTTTGCCTCCTCGATCTTCTTCTTTTCAGATTCATCTTTAGCGTGTTTCAGGGTTTCTTTTTGAGCTTTGTTTATTGTTGCGTAAGCAGCAAGGATAGCTTTAGCAATATCCCCCGATACTGGACCAAGGTGAGATAGAGCATCTTCAAATTCTTTAACTTTTTTTCGTTTCTCTTCAAAGTCAGCGATGATTGCGAGAGATTCATCCTTGCTATTTTTCAAAGATGCGTTAAAAACGTCAGTTGTAAGTTTTTTAATCTCTTTTATGGAATCAATCTGCTTTTTATCAATGTTAAACTGAGCGGTATATTTTGCCTCATATGCCTTTTTGTATTCGTCCAGAGCTTCTTTGGAATCGTTAGCCCCTGAGAGGAATTTTTTATTCGCTGCTGATATATCCCTTTCAGCATCCTTGACATTTTGGATCAATTTTTCGTAATCAGTACCTAACACACCAACTTTTATAGAAGCTAAATCTATTGATTTAACAGTTTCACCAAGAGCCTTCTGTTTTATTGATAATAATTCTGCAGCGTGAGCATTCTCGATTAGACTTGCTCCATATGCTTGGCTACCGCCTACAAGAGTATCAAATGATTTAATACCCCTTTCGCCTATATCTGTTAGATATTCT